ACATATTATACACAATTTGATACAAGTGAAAATGATACAGTAACCTATAAGATTTTCCGTAGATATGCTACAGGTATCTTAGAAGTTACAGGACTTGTAAATGATGCAAATCCAATTACAAGCAGTGAGCAGTTTACAATCCAAGCAAGCGCAGCTAACAGTACAACACTAACAAGTGCTGTTACAGTTACAACCAGCGGCACAACTATTGCCTCACTAGCAAGTGACATTAACGCTGCAAACGTAGCTAATGTAAGCGCAAGTGTTACATCAGATGGTTATCTTAAGATTGCACACGCACTAGGCGGTATGCTTATCCTAAAAGACACAAGTGGTACTCCACTAACTGATGCAGGTATTACAACAAGTATTACAACTGGTCAGGTACGTGCAGGTAACTCAAGTGATTTGATCGTAAGCAACTGGGTAGCACCAACATATACAGTAAGTGCAAGCTCACCAAGTGCAGATCCAAGTAACAATCGATATTGGTATCACAGCGGTTTTGAAGTAGACATTATGATTCAAGACGGTGGCACTTGGAAGGGTTATCAAAACGTAACTAATGATGCACGTGGACACAATCTATCTAACACAAGCCCAGATGGTGTAATCATAAGTGCAACAGAACCACTAACACAAAGCGATGAAACCTCACTAGTTGTAGGTGATCTTTGGTTGGATTCAAGTGACCTTGAAAACTATCCAAAAATTTATCGTTACGAAGTTGTTGACAGTGAAAACCGTTGGGTACTAATTGATAACACAGATCAAACAACAGAAGATGGCATCTTGTTTGCAGATGCTCGCTTTATTGGCGACACAACAACTGATGTTGTTACAGGTACACTAGCAACTACAAAGAGTTTGCTAACAAGCAACGTAGTTGACATTGACCGTCCAGATCCTGCAATTTATCCAAGAGGAATGTTGCTATTCAATACACGTCGTAGTACATATAACGTGAAACAATTCCGTAGTAACTACTTCAGCAGAACAAACTTCAGTGATACTACACTTTACCCAACACTTCCAACAGAAAAGGATGCATGGGTTACAGCAAGTGGTAATCGTAATGACGGTAGTCCATATATGGGACGCAAGGCTGTACGTTCAGTTGTATCAGCAGCAATGAAGGCAGCTATTGATGGTAGTGAAGAGCTACGTGAAGATAGCAGAGACTTTAATGTTATTGCTGCACCAGGATATCCAGAGCTAATTGCTAATATGGTAAGTCTAAATAACGACAGACGCAATACAGCGTTTGTTATTGGTGATACACCAATGCGTTTAGCAGCTAATAGCACTGCACTACAGAATTGGGCAACCAATGCAAACAGTGCAAGTGACAACGGTGACGATGGTTTAACAACTACTGATCCATATCTTGGTGTGTTCTACCCCTCAGGTCAAACAACTGATCTAAGCGGCTCAACTGTTACAGTTCCAGCAAGTCATATGATTCTACGTACTATTGCACGTAGCGATGATCAGAGCTTCCAATGGTTTGCTCCAGCTGGTACACGCCGCGGACTTGTTGACAACGTTGGTAGCATTGGTTATATTAACAGTGCTACAGGCGAGTTTGTTGTAGACAATGTTCGTGAATCACTACGTGATACACTATATGCCAATAAGGTTAATCCAATTACATTCTTTAATGGTGTTGGTATTCTTAACTATGGTAACAAAACAAATGCAGCAGGTACAAGTGCATTGGATCGTATCAACGTAGCAAGACTAGTTGCATATCTACGTAAGACTATCCAACGCACAGCAGTTGGCTTTGTGTTCGAACCAAATGATAAGATCACAAGAGACGAGCTCAAAGAGCAAATTGAACAGCTAATGAACGATCTTGTTGCAAAGCGTGGTATTTACGATTACCTAGTAGTTTGTGATGAATCAAACAACACAAATGATAGAATTGATCGTAACGAACTGTACGTTGATATTGCTATTGAACCTACTAAGGCTGCGGAATTCATTTACATTCCAATCAGACTTAAGAACACAGGTGAGATTGCAAGCGGCAACGTAGCAGCAGCACAAGCAGTTTAAGGCGCCTTAAAC